TAACGAGCTTGACCGGTCCGCCTCATCCGTCTGGAATACATCCATCTGTTGCTCAAGGAACTTTAATTCGCCCGGTATCTTATTCATGGCGAAATAGGGGTTGAGCATGTCCTCAATCCGTCGTGCTATCGGCAAGACCGTCTCAGTGTAAAATGTTCTGTTATCCTCATGGGCAGTGGCATAATTCGCCGCATTACTGAATAGCTTCGACATCGGGATACCTAGCGCATTCGCAATATCTTCGCGCTTTGAATTGGTTAACTCAGGCACGGCTAAATCCTTCATCGGACTGCCAATGGTATGAACTTTGGTGTTTGACCCTATCGGAAATACTTCGTAGGCTTTAGATAACCCCGTTCCCAACATCCGCTTGAAAATATTCCGAGTCCGTTCCTGTTCTGCTTTTGGCATGGTTTCAAAGTCTTCAATCTCAACAAGTGTCGGGTTAACCGCGCCGCTCTTGAAATACTTGATGCCATACCCATCAATTGATTGTAACAACCCAGCAGCGGCTAATGCAGAAACAATAGGCGCATCACCAATGGATAACTCATCCGACCGTGACGGTATCCATGAATATCCCAATTCGTCACGGGTATATTGAATGGGTTGTCCCTTGTTTAGTTTACGTTCAAACCCAACCAATCCCACATCATCTGCAAACTTGGGGGTAATCGACTTCGGATGGAATCGGCGCATCTCTTTGTTTGTCCCGAGGCTGTTCTGCTCGATAACACAATACATCACCGCGTTAAACAGGTAATCTCCGACAATCGAATTAAGGAAGTTGGCCCAGCGAACTCGTAACCCCATCGCGTCTAGCTCTTCTTGATTGCGGGGCAACCCGACCACCGCCTCACAAATCAGCATTACAGCACGATATAACCACGGCACTTGTTGGTAGAGCTTATAGCGGTCATCATTCCTAGACGCACCCCCCAGCACACTGGTCCATGCCTCCGCAGGGAACTGGCTAATAGGGATCGCTTTTGTCCCGTTCACGGTATTGAAATGAAATGCTTTAGTTGATTTTTGCATGTATTATCCTAAAGAAAATATCGGCTACGTTTTACACGCGCTTTATTTGCTAGTGCCAACGCGATAACAATATCATCATGTAACCCAGACGGTGCGTTATACCGATAATTACCACTGGGTAACGTTTCTATTGTGTAGGCTTGTAGCTCCCCCAGCAAGATAGGATCATTCAAAATACCGATGGTCTCTTGCTCTAAGTTTAATGCAAGGCTGTTAATAATTTCAGCTTTGCTCTGCTGGGTTGTCGTAAACCCTCTCACCGGTAGCCCACGCTTTTGTAATTCTTCAATATTTGGTGAGCCGATGCTATTCGCTTCTGCCAATATCATGTGGGGCTTATATTTTTCATACATGGTAATGAGCCTGTCGCGTTGCATCGTCCAGTCAATTTGGTTGAACCGATCCATTGCCACCATATGACCCGTATTAGCATCTATCGCAACAATAACCGTAAAGTCATTCGCACGTCCCCAATCGACACCGAATACAATATGTTTCGCATCGGCGGGCGGGGGGTTGATACACGCTTGCAAGTTACGAAAGACCGCGCCCCCATCGTCAAGGAACTCCGCCATATATTCCTGTCGGAACACCCGTTCTGGGGTATTGCGTTTAATGTCCTCAATCTCTGCATGGTCTATCAGGGGGTTGTCATAGCTTGTGAAATGCCATGATGCCCAATTGTCGTATTCAGGGTCAAGCCCACGTAGATACAACTTCCAGAAATGGTTACGCCCATTGGTTGAGCTTAGGAACGTTGCCCCACCTTTACTTTCTAATAGCATTGGTCGCAACTGATAATCCCATAGGTCCTCTAACGCACAGAAGGCGGACTCATCAATGAAGGTGTGCTGTATACCAGCCCCACGCTTGAAGTTATTCGCACCGATCATTCGGAGCTTCCCACCTGAGGGGGTAATGATCTCGCGTCGTGACTTATTGATATTATCGCGCGCCACAAATTGTTCAAAGAATTGTAAAAACGCTTGCCATGTCTCTGTCGTATTATCAAAGGTTGGATTTACCCACCAGACCGTTAACCCTTGCATCACCATGTAAATAGCGCGTAGCTTCTGCGCCTCAGTCTTGCCGAACCGCCGCCCTGCTGCTATCACATTGAACCGTGCAGGCGGGTTTATAATCGCCTCTTGGTTCGCGTGGGGCTGTATCGGTAAAGTCAATGGGATGGTTGTCATTCGGCGGTTGGGTACTCTAACTTGTAGACGATAGCACCACCGCCCTTGCCAGTCATCTCGAATCGTTCACTGTACCCACGCTCTCTGAATTTCGTCTTGAGCATGAAGATCATGGCGGTGGTGTCCCCATTCATCGCCTTATCATATAGCTTTAACTCTACCGCGTCGCCCATTTTACTATGCGCTGTCTCGTAGGCTTCGCGTACGGTTGGGTACTTTTCTATGTAGGATTGTACAGTATTGTAAGCACATCCAAGCCGAACAGCCGCAAGCGTTTTCATACCTTTGGTTGCGACTAAAGCATCTATCATTTGCTGTGCTGTATACTTTGCCATCTTTTTTTAGCTTTCAATTGTATCAAATTGCATTTGTTCTACAATGTAATTAAGCGGTGAGTTTGGGTTATACGTTGTCGCTGGAACATCACATTAACCCATCACATTCCAAAACACTATATTACCGTCACCTTTTAGGCGCAAACAATACTCCCACGCCTTGCGGTCGTAATTAGGGCAACTTGGAAACGGTGTTCTAAACTTAGATTCAAATTGGAACGGTTTAGGATACTTATGGAGTTTAGCCTTGCCATGCTTAGGCGGTTTTCCTACCTGTACAGCATGGAAATCTGCATTAACGCCTGAGTTTTGTAACCCTCTTGTCAATACACCCGAACCACTTGCACTCCAAACTTCGTCAACATCGCCTATTTGGTCAAATACGTATCTGCCAGCATCCCCAATTAAATTAATTGCTTGCTGTTCATCTGCGCCAAATTCTAAATAATGGGCGTTTTTATCCTTAGCAAACTTTTTGGCTTTCGACTGGACCACGTGCAAATAACCATACGGAACCATGTATACATCAGCCCCATAGTTATAGGCTTGAACTGTTCGCCTATGTGGCGTTTTACGCTTAGCTGTAAATAACGTGCATCGTTTGCCTGCTAACTTGGCACATAATGCGAGCGCAACCTGTGCGCCACCGAATGCAGGCGTAGCATAAACCACATGGTCGTAAGATTGGAATAGGTATTCGCAGTATCTCGACTTCGTGCCACCTGCAATCAGGTCGTCACGAACAACGAATATATTATTATGTTTTTCAATAATCGGATTAGGAAAGGTCAAGTTTCACCCCGTATTCACTTTCTTCACCCTCATCGGCTGGCATTACAATTTCAACATCACCGCAAAACTCAACCGCTCGTTTAGAATCGCCTTTAAGAAATACCAAAACGTTTTGGTGTGTCTTGCCTAGCTTTCGACCTATCGGGAAATTACGGCTTGCTTGCATCATAACAGTTCCTAATGCTGTAACAAGAATCGCCTCGTTATACAATACTAGACCAGCATCTAAAAACGCCGTCACAGTATCCCCGACGAAATTATAATAATGTCCTTTTTTATCTCGAACCTCGCCCACGACGATAACAGCAAAACGATCATCATTTAATAACTGACACGATTTATTGATAATGTCGCGGTAGATGGGTAGAAAGTCCGCATATGCCATATTACTAATGTCAGATGGGTGATCGCTGTACACCTCTAAATCTGCATAGGGTGGACACGTAAAAAATAAATCATAGGTATCATCAACTAATGAATCAATGCCTGAACTATCGCCTACTATCCAATTCGGTTGACTATCAGGCGTTAACAATGTTGCTTGTTCTCGGTTGGCTATAATCTGCGGTTCGCTTAAGTCAATACCTGTATAATCACGTCCTAACTTTGACGCTACAATTCCGCGAACACTGCCACCTGCAAACGGGTCGATAACTGATGCACCGACAGGGCTAAACCATAGATAAGCGAGTTCGCAAATAACAGGATCAAAGATGCTTGTTCCGTTATCCTGTGTCAAGATAGCATCTTCGCCTTGATTCTGTTGGGTTGAGTTTTTAAACGTGCTGGCTAATGCGTTAGATGTTGCCCCATTTCTGTAATCATGGAACTCTGGCCTTCTAGAAGAAACAAGGTCTTTCCCCCGTCCCAATTCGCTCTTTATCCCTACCGCTAACCATTGACGCTTTCGGTCTTGCCAATAGCCCTGACGTGCATCCAATACGCTAAACGGAGGCACAACGAAACGCTCGGTTAACTTAATGGGGACTGTATCTTCCCCGTCGTGTGATTCATCATCAGACATTAACCCACTTAATAACTCCGCAATATCATCATCATCATACCCCGTCGCCTTCAACAAATCAGGCTCATCCTGTAATTGCGTCAATAGGCTGGCGAGTTGTTCATCGTCATTGGTTGCACTATCGGCAGTTCTATTATCCGCTATCCCATATGCCTGTGCTTCACGGTCATCGAGGTGGCTCACATCAGTAACATCAATATGCCAATCACCATCAATAACATCCACATTGTTAGGAACATCTGCTTGTTGTGCCTCTAGGGCTTGTAATGCCTTAATCGTATGGTTTCCAGCAATGACCGTGTTATCTGTCCACAGGGCCACACTGCGCGCATAGCCGAACTTCTGAATACTTGCGGTAATCATTGCCACATCACCTTGGCGATAATTCGCGTCCCACAGGTTAATATCGGATAGCTTAACGGTCATCATCGCCCCACCACCGAAACAACAAACTGTCGCCTCAAGTCAATCGGTTGGGCAAGCCACCACGTCGAATCAAAGTGTTTCAGCCGTTTATAGGACTCTTCATCAGACAAGTCAGTAACAATCGTAATCGATGTGTGTTTAGAGTCCATATCATCAGGGTCAACCATAACAGCAACCTCAAGGGCTTTGTAATCTCCGAAATAGGTATCTATCGCATTACGTATCGTCTTAATGTGACTCATCTACCGCCCTGCCAGTTCAAATAAACCGCCCAACGCTGTAACAACGCCACCACCGATACCTGCGCGTAACGCCACATAAATTCCCTTATTCACCATATTAGCGATAAGGTCATTCCGTTTTTCTTTTCTCGCAAGACGTAACTTTCGCTGTTCGGCTTGGGCATTCTCATAGTTCGTGTGCCATGTATCCAGTTCTTTCTGGCGGGCTTTCGCTTCATTGTTCTCTTTTTGGATGTTAACCATTTTTAGATTGGTTTCAGCGATTGACCCTTTTACCTCTATGATATCTCGCTCGGCTGTTAAGATACGCCCACGCCATATACTCACCTCTAAACGATCTGCTTCCGCTTCTTTGCGAATCGCGGGTATGTCGGTCTTAACGAGTCCCTCAATTAGCTCTAACAGCGCGTCCAGTCGTGCCAATCGTTCTTGCTGTTGATTGTGTCCATTGGTTAGGTTTTTTAATTCCCCTGCCTGATGGTCAATTAAGACCTGTTGTTCTAATGAGCGTTTGGTCAGTTGTCCCGACAGTGCATCAAACTTAGTCGTCAATGTTTGGAACCCTTGTGCCACCGTTGCATTAATATCAACCGTTGGACTATAGGACTCTAATTGGTGGTCAATATCAGTTTTAGAAATAAGACCATACTTTTCAATTTCATCTTTGACCAAATTAGGGATGGCATCAAATTTATCATTTAACTGTCGGAGCTGTTCAAAGACAGCGGTTAAGTCTGGCATTGGTTCAATGCTCTCATTAGTGGTCAAGTCATTAGTCATGATATACTATTCATAGTCTACGATCCATTGCGTATGGCTCATGGAGGGCGGATAATTTAGGGGGATAAGGTATGACTAACATCGTACAACGTTAACCATTAGAAATAAAATCAAATAATATCAGATATATCAGAATTCACACCGTATTTGCTAACAAATAGAACTTGACGGGCTTCTTTGCGAGCGGATGTTCGCATATCATCTCGTAAAAACGTAACCCACTCTGGCATGTCATCTTTGAAATGTTCGTGGCACTCTGGACATAAACCAAGTCTGACATAAGCCATGCCTGAACACCCATCAAAATAATTGCTTGTTGGACATGCTACCCTGTCATTTTTTATCATATTGTCGATAACGGTCATTGGTAGCTCTATTTTAACTGTCTCTTCACTACGTATAGCCATGCTGGTATCAAATGTAAGGGTTTTTGTTTCTAATTGATAATTAATGATAATTTGGCGGTCTTCCGCACGTCTCAGATTTTCCCACGCGGTTTGCCGATGTATACCTAATGTCTCACTAATATAGGTCGTCTCGGTTTTCCCTAATTGTTTGGCTTCTAAGGCTAGGTCTAATACGATTTTCTGGCGGGGTAATAGTACCATACGATTATTCAATGCCTTGAGGAATAGTCGCCTGAACCTGCTGAACTCAGTCGGTCGCTTTACAATCATGTCTCTCAATAATTGGATGGAATGCTTGCCCTGTTCTTGAATATCGAGTGCATCCACCCAGCGTTCTGGGTTTTCGTACCATTGGTTATCCCCTACAAACTGCATCGCCTACACCGTCTGTTAGTCAATAATATACACAACTATACCAAACGGGGCGGAGCTTGTCAAACTAGGTCAATAGTTAGAAGAATAATACACCTTGTATGCTTGCATCAAATAACCCTTCGCTCCAACTATGAATGCATGGTCTTCCCATCGGTACTCATCACTATCAATATACCAATGGCCTTTATCTCGTGACGTTTCGATCACCTCTAGCATATCTAACGTTAGTTCTATATCTTTGCAATTGATGTCTTGCCCAGCTAATTCGATAAAAACCCGTTGCAATGGATAATGTTTGCGCCAACACCCAATATTAACGGTTCTGCCATCAATCTTTACAAATGCGTCTTGATCTAATCCCATCGTGTTAATCCTCACTTTCTGGCAATACGTACTCCACCCCGTGTTTGTCTTTGATTGTTGCCCATTCTATCTCGGTTCGCGGTGCAACTACTACGAATTCGCCACGAGAGAACCAAACACTATTATTTGTATCAAGGCAAAACAACTCTAATTGAGAATAGGAAGTTGGTTTTAACACATCACCTCGCTTGAATCGTTTGGGGTTATTATTCATTGCATTCTCTAATTTATCCATCGTCTATGATATCTCCCCTATAGTATTATCGCCTGTCGTATATGTTCCGCCAGCAATAAAACCACCAATCGTCAATATCGCCGATTCGATCAAATCAACGCAATCTGATTCCGACATATCACCATGCGTCGGATCGTCACCAAATCGTGCATAAATTATGTCATCAGACGAGACCCCTATCGAGAAATCCATAACCTCATCCAGAGACTTACCGACTGATAATTCCCAATCACCATGTCGCGCTCTAAAATAGAGATAGTGACCATAGACAACCCCCTCTATCTGCGTGGGTGCAGGTGACATAATGCCCCCAATATGCGTGTTTTCCGTGCCGTATGTCTGGTTCAACTGTGCTATTGTGTCCATCGTTTTTACTCCTTATATCGTAGTTTCTGACCGTTATATTTATATCCCAACTTATCCCAGATTAGTCTTTTTCGCGTATATGTGGAATTATATTATAGAGTCGTCTGTCTAAATTCGGTAACTCAAAATCTTGGTCTTCTTCAACCATGACACTACGTTCACATTGTCTAACGCACCATTTATTCAACCGATCTGCATTCACGATTGGTTTTGAATGCCCACCTTCCACCATACCGTTATCATCAGGTGCATCTCCCAGTTCGTGGTCAGCTAACCATACCCAGTCGTCCTCATCAATACCGTTTCGGTCAGGATCAGGATGGTATAGATCGGGGAATCCAATCCCATATACTTTTGATGCGACATCATCAAGATAAATGTGAGGGCGACCGTTCCCCCATGCTTTCTTGCAGTTCCCATCGCACATTAGAATAAGTGGGATCCCCACGTATGTTATATTCTTTGCAATCATTGTATATGCCCTCCATCCTCTAATTCCTTCTCAATAGCTTCGCGAGTAGCATTAAAATCGAATCGGTTCATGGGCAGATAAACAGGCGCGATGCCCAACTCTTTGCATAATAGGGTTAATTCGGTGCATAATAGTTCTGGCGATAAACCCATATCAATCTTATCATAATCCCGTTTGATCTCATCGCCTGTCATCAGCCAATCCTCTCAATCCCAATAACCCAAACGCTCGGGTTCGTATCCCCACCGTTCCCCGTTTTCTTGTGGAGCATGTTCCACGTATCTATAAAGTTTAGCACTGGCGAACGGCTGGACGCGGGACTAACACCCTCTGCAATAGCGTCCTGTTTACTAATATCTTGTAACGGTTCAGAGCGTAGGCTCGTGATACGATACGGTAGCGGTTGCCAACCCATATTCTCCAATATCGTTTGCCAAGTCGTATTTAATGTACTTTCAAGCCTAGCATACCCCAGTACTGATGTAACATACATCCAAGTCGTATGTGCCAACTCAATTTTACCATCGTCATTCATCCGATAATAAGCTGAACCCAACGTTCTGCCAGCTATAACTTTGTAATCGCGCCCGACTTGCCATTTCAAGCGATATTTAATATCACCCCTCGCATCATCTGCATAGCACATCACAACCGCATCGCCCTCCCCCCTATAATTCGGGATAAACAGTTCGTTAGGTTTTTCGGGCCGTCGGGTTTGAGTCTTATCCCCTCGAATAATTGATTTGATATTGTCCTCTGTAAATATGAACCCCATTATGACACCTCCCGTTTCTTATGATTCTCAATTGCCTCATCAATGGCGTCTATTTCTACACTGATATTATAAAAACAGTTGAAGGCTGCGAAACTGTTTTTGATACGATATAAAGGCGTGGCATGGTCAGAGCGACACAATACCCCTAATTTGTGTAATCTCACAAGAGATGTTCGCGCACCGTAGTGTTCAGGGAAATAGTGGTGGACTTTATGGCGTGTCAATTCCCCATGCTCAATTAGGATATCGAGTACCATTCCCATCCATCGTAAACGGTTGCGCTGTGCCGTTAGTACCCGTACATTTGCCATTAGGTATCCTTTCCAACGGGGGGAGTCGATGCCGACTTTATCATAGCATAAAGCAACTTCCACGCCACGACAGACGTAGGCTGATTTCCTCTGTAATTTATATGAATAAGCATGTCAATATCGGCAAAAGGGACTCTATACTGATTTACAAATTCCTGTAGACTCTCACTTAATGCCCGTCGGGGTCGCATGTCAAACCCAAACGGTACTCCGAGAGCATCTGCGATACTCTGTAATTTATCCCATGTGGGGTTATTAGCCCCCTTCTCGATTAAGTGGATATACCCCCGTGACACACCGCTTAAACGTGATAACTTGGAAATGGTCATCCCCTCTCCTTCACGTATATGTCTTATTGTTTCCCCAATGTGTTTCATCATTTTTTCACCTTTCTGTTAGCGCACGGTCAATATAGTCCATGTCTTTTTGAAATATATCAATGTATTTGCTGTCGCCCCTAGTTTCGGCAACATAAAGGGCAAATGAGCAGAACCCCCGACGGTTTCGCAACTCTTCAGTTGAAAACCGACCATAATTCCACCAAAAAACGAGACGCTCTATATATTTAGCCATCATTTTTCACCTTCCGCCACGTCCCGCGACCTGTTCGGCACAGTGACCCAAAATCATCACATTGCCAGCGGTTGCGCCGTTCCATGAATAACACCCACTGATGAATATATCCGACCTGCGGAGGATCATAAGTTTTTGAGAGTACCTCCCCAGCAAATAATAAGGCTTGCCCATCGTGATTAAATTCAATCGTTGTAATGTCATCAGGTATTAATTGCATAATGTCACTCCTTTTTTATGATATACTTCACTTGATAAATAAGTAGGTGTACGTTTGTCACAATGCCCCGATTCAAGTCGGGGTTTTCATCTATGTCCACCTAAAGTATAGCCTCTAACTAACTTTCTACTTTGATAAGGTTATCAAACATATCTAGTTGGGTGCCGGACAATTCCGCTTCTTTAAGATGCGTAATCGCTGTCTTATAGTACGACTCTTTAAGCTCGATTCCTATTGCTTTGCGCCCCATTTTAATAGCCGATACCAATTCGCTACCTACCCCTGCAAACGGGCTAAACACGACCTCCCCCTTATTCGTCCAGAGGTCAATTGCACGTTCTATCACATCTAATTGCAACGGGCATATATGTTTTTCGTCATTCACATCACGTGCTATTTTGTGATTTAAAACATTCGTTTGGTCAATATCAAACCATACTGGACTAGCGTACTTCTGCCATGTGCGGATAGAATTAGCACGGACTTGACCTGATTGAGTATTCAAAGTTCCACCACCACGCGCCTTGTTATATTTATATAGATAGTCAGCTTCTGTCGGAGGTTCATCCCCTACATATTGCCCTATTTCACGTTTTTGGATAACACCTACTCCATCATCAATATCCCCCCATTTACGGAAGACGATGAGATAATCTGCCATTCCCTGACGACATTGTTCAGCGTGAACTTTGAAGTTCTTATGTAATAAACCACTGTTTTTAGTACGTCGCATCTCGGTTGCAGGGTCTTTCCAGATAGTCACACGACTATGGAACACCCATTGGCGTGATGTTTTACGCGATTCCGACCATGTAGCAATATCACGTTTGTATTCTGCCATGTCGTCATATTGGTTGAAATCGGGTTTATCCATTTCTTCAAACGCACGAATTATCTCACCTGCAAAATCAGATAGTCCAGCCGCGCCATCACGCCCTTTGTATAATGGCAAATCTTTACAGTGAACAGCACACAATCGACCGGGACGGGTTATGCGGTACATTTCACGAATCAAATATTTGTAATGGTTAAAAAATTCATCGTCATTAGACGAATTCCCCATATCCGCTTCTGAATTACTATAAATATATAGGTTGCTAAACGGTGGTGAGTGAATCCCAAAGTCTATCGAATTATCTTTTACCTTTGCGATCTGCTCAACACAATCGCCTAAATGAAGTTCCCAATTTTTACCACTTGCAAAATCATAATCGGGTGTTGATAGCGTGGTCTTACCCTCTTGCCTAAATAGCCCATGTTCAGTCATAGCGTTATTCATACCTTCCTGCATTTCTTTAAATAAGGCTTGCTTAGTTTTGATAGCTTGTAATACGTTACCTTCCGTCTCTGATACGATCATATGAATATTAACCGCGTCCTTCACACCGAAACGATAGCTCCGACGAATAGCCTGATATAGTTTCTCAAAGCTAAACGACAACCCGATTAGAACTTGATTTGTGCAATGCTGCCAGTTTAATCCGAACCCTGCGATTGATGGTTTTGTGATAATCTGAGTCACATCCCCATTACTGAATGAGTTTAACCGTTCAACTTTAACTTGGCGTGAATGGCTACCACGAACTTCTACAGCGTCAGGGTTCTCTACCATCAACGCATTAGCTTCATCGTTGGTATCACACCAAAAGATAATAGGTTTATCGTCAATGCCTTTTACAATGCTATTAGACATTTCTATACGGCTCTTTAATGAATCACGTTTAACGGTATGAATCGAGATACTTGACACATTAGTATCAGGGATTAGCCTCCCCTTTGCCCACGCCTTATCGATTGAAGCCTGACTATAACTGACGATATGTTCCAATATATTCAAATGTGGTAAGTCAAAATCTGGCATATCATATTCATCGCCTAAATCTCTTGGATGAGATATGCAAACCGCCCACGAGGTTAACCATTTATAGAAGTCAAGTTTGCCGTGGGGCTTGAGAATATAGTTTCCTGCATTCATTGAATCTGCTTGAAACCATCGCATCAACATTTCATTCGATGGCATAACAGATAGAAAGTCCGCGTGGTTTCCTAATTCCATGTAATCGTTTGGTGCTGGGGTTGCGGTGCATGCTAGTTTGAATTCAGTATGTAGAAATGATTCAATCAATAGCTGTTTGGTTTTGCCTGTGAAATTCTTGAGGATTGACGATTCATCGAGAACAACTCCGCGGAATTGCGTCGTATCAAACTTATGAAGGCGGTCATAATTAGTGATGATAATCGTATCTATTGGATGCTGTTCTACTTGGCTGTCATCTTCACAATAAACAACCTTGACTCCGATTCGATCCCCCTCTTGAATTGTTTGAGCAGTGACTGCCAGTGGTGCAAGGATCAATACTCGACCTTCAGTGTATTCAATAACATGACGTGCCCACTCTAACTGAATTAAAGTTTTGCCCAGTCCACATTCGGCAAAAACTCCCGACTTACCTAAACTCAGTGACCATCTAACAATTGCATTTTGGAATTTATACAACATCGGATGAATGTCGGACTCTGGCACGTCGAATCCCTGATAAACAGGGGTATTATGTTTACTTGTTAAAAACTCATTGTATTCTATAACCATCTTTCCCTCGCTCTTTTATGATATACTTACCTTACCCAATATAATTGTACATTTCCTGAAAGCCCTGATTAGAGTCGGGGTGTTTTTCTTTTATGTATACCCCTATTATAGCCTCTAACGAACATCCGCGCTGGCTGAACCAGCCCCGTTTTCAATATCGGTAATCGCCTCCTCCAATTCATGCTCAACCTGACACCAACCATTTAACGCACTATCGCATTGCTCGATGGTCGCGTCCATCTCTAAACCGTGCAGGATCAATTTGCGACGGTGCAGGACGATCTCAATATTATCTTGCACCCAACCTAAACACTTCCTTAATTTGTATATATCAATTTCAAGCCTCCAACTCCATTAAATAACTATACATTTCCTGCGCTATCGGTAATATAACTTGAGGCACTACCGCGTTACCTAATGCCTTTATTCTATCGCGTCGGTGTTGCTTTCTATCGGTAACTCGTGATGGCTCAAATCCATATTGGGGTACGTTTCGGGATGATGGGAATTGATGTCCGTCCAACCGATAGGATAGCCCATGAGCAGCTCGACCCAATCGGGGTTGAGTTTGCCCGTTGTTGTCGTCATTGCTAAATTCACTTGTTTCCCTATTTTTAATCGACGTTGTACATAATCGCTTTTGAATCCCCCGTGAATTGGGCTGTCGTCCGTTGTTGGTGTTGGGTAATTCTTGCCCGCGTCCATCGCTACGTATTGCGTTAGATTCATCCCGAAGCGCGTCCCGGTGTTTTTGGAGGTTCGGTACAGTGCGCCCGTTTCGGATTCGCCGAATAAGTCCGGGTCGATAGAAGCCCCTCGGTTGCCATCGGTTGCGCCCGGTGTTGGATAGTTCATCTGTGCTTGTAATCCGTTGCGTGGAATATTTGTGCAGTTCGCGCCCTTTTTGCTGTCGTTTGCCATTGGAGTGCGCCACGCAAAACCAACGCTCTCTTCTATGGGGTGCGCCAACGTCCGAAGCTCGGATATGTCCCCATTGTGCATCGTACCCCATTTCGGCAAGCGACCTGAGTAATAGTTTAAACTCAGTGCCATCATTGAGTGATGCAAAACCCGGTACATTTTCGAGAAAAACCATCTTTGGATTAACATATGCGACCACCTCTAACATTCTCGGAATCAAAAAACGTTCATCGTCTGCACCTTTGCGAAGTCCTGCTACTGAAAACGGCTGGCAAGGAAACCCGGCGGTGATGACATCAACATAGGGAAAGTTATCGCAATCGTAGATGTCCCGATATTTGGGTACGTTTGGAAAATTCTTGGCTATAACCTTATGGCAGTAGTCATCTATCTCGCATTGCCACGCTATTTCAAACCCTGCGTTTTGGAACGCCAAATCAATACCTCCAATCCCTGTAAATAATGACCCTACTTTAAACATTATCTTTGGCCCCCCAGTTTTTCCCCTTACCCGTTTTTTCCATGTCAAACCGCTAACTCAGATAATTTACGATAAGCTACCATTTGAGACCAACCGTGTTTGTGCCATAACATCGCATAGGGTATACCGTGTAGGTTAGCGCGGCTTCAAATGTTAAAAACCGTGATCGTGTAGCTGTTTGAGTCTGGTATGATAAATTCATGACTTGCTCCCTTGAAATACTAATTCTAATTCGTTAATATCGCCAATTCCACAATCGACGGTGCAACCATAGCCGTTTAATTCATCCACCATATCAAAAAAATTAGGGTGCTTGTGTTGGTTTTGATAATCTGCTTTTAATGATGATAGTGATATTCCCACGTTAATTCCGTCAATCACTTTCCGAACAATTGTATATAGCTTTGAGAAGTTGACGGTTAGCAAATATAGACTGTCGATAGATGCACATAATGCCATCTCGACTATTATCCGTGTTGCCTGTTTCAACCGCTTAGAGGTTTCCCATTCTTCAACTTCACTGTACCGCTCTGGGAAATGTACCAACGTTCTAACCCAGTCGCCTCTCCCCTGCTTGACACATCGCCCACCACAATTCGCATGTTTGTATCCCATGCTATACATGCGCGGCGGTTCTAACCCTAATTCTTTAGCAAATCCGTGAGGCTCTATATTCTGCTCAATCAATGGATAGCGAACCGTTACCCCAATTTTAGACCAATTACGAATAGGCGCATCAAGGTCGCGCCCGTTGTTTTTATCGACATGGGTCATACCTAGATATAGAATATCGCCATCTCGCATAAAATCTTTGATAACTTGAATCTTACCTTTGCGTGTACAGGTTGCCGTCCGTTGGTTCGGGATATAAGAATAACCCTCATTATCAGCAATCTCTAACGGGGACAACCCACCCGATACATTGTGAATCGGTCTATCTAGTAACCGTTGCACATCATTGTAAAAACGGTAATTATCCTCATCCTCCCATAGCACATCTGCAAATAAAACAACCGTGTCTGGGTGTTGCTGGCAGATAAGATAAGCAACTATGGCGGAAGGAATACCTGTACTAAAACTTACAATGTGTCTCATTGTGTTTTCCCCTTCGCTTCCTCTTGGGCGACCTTTTCCATCACCCAGTCTGACATTGATAATTTGCGTTGCTTGAGTATCGCCTTGATCCGCTTTCGTTCATCAGATGTTACTTTGCCTGACTGCAGTCGGTGATCTCGTTTATCACCTTTGTATTTAGTCATCGGCTACCGCCAGTTGTAATTCCCTTTGTATCTTCGTATCGTACCCAATAAACTGTGCGTTCCATCAGCCCATCTCCTATTAGTTTTACGCCCAAGACCCCAGTTAAGGGGCTGTGGGTTCGTTGGTGGGTTGGTGTTATTGATTCCGTTCCCACCATTGTCCAAAGAATGTATCAAAGTTTTTATTACAGTATTCAATGCCCTTGTCTGTAAATGTTGATCCTCCAATTGTTTTCGCAACTATAAAACCTTTTCTTTTAAGAGCATAAAATGACTTCATGTTTACATTTGCTAGTGGCAGGAAATCTACCTCTTGGATTTTGATTTGTTGTGCTAGGTGAATCATTGTTTCATGTTGTAGTTTTGTAAGTTTCTTCATGTCGTTCCCCTGTTTTTTAATTACCTTATAACCAAATTATAGCAAATGGTGTGTACATTGTCAAGAGTATACACACCATTCTTATCTAGCATTAATCTGGTGTTCTAGTTCTTCGACAGTTGATACAATCTGCAAAACACGTTTCCATTTCATAATTCACCTCCTACTTTCTTGCTGTCTATCTACAGCCACTTTCGGAATTGCTCATTCCCTAAATAACGCAAGTTCCCAATTAATTGCCGTGTGTTTCCTCCCCCATTACGATCTTTTAACACAAATAAGTCTACACGCCCCGGTTGAGCATCTGCTATATCCAGTTTGCTGTGGTCGTCACGGTGTATCGCATAGACATTATCCACAACATTTTCGACATAGATACCACCATATAAATCATTGCTGTATGGCGTTTGGTCTTTGCGGATATGAGTAGCTGGGGGTAACTTCAATTGATGCAACACCAAATAGGGACATTTGTATTCTTTAGCCTGTGCTTGAAACTCTTGGCTAATGCTCTCTAACCGCTCGTATTCTTTTTGTTGACCTTTATCACCATGAACACGCTTTAAATGGTCTACCACCACCAAATCAACATCAGAAGAGTATGCCAACGAAGCAACTGCACGGTTGATCGCCTTTGCACTCCGCGCATTTTCAATAACATGGAATATAGGTTCATATTTGGCTAACTCAGTCATTGCACTTAAAACGTCTGTCCGACGATCTCCATTCTCGTAATCATTCGCATAGGTTCGGTTTTCTATCATCTCGGCACTAATTCCTGTTATCAATGCAACTAGCCGATATAAGATTTTTCGTTTGGTCATTTCCAATGATATAAATATGACACGACGACCTGCACGAAGATGATGCAGGATCAACCATAACGTAAATGCGGTTTTCCCCGTCCCTGTTAGCCCTGCCAGAACAGAAACTTCCTCAGCTTGCAATTTGAATTTGATATTATTTATTGGAAACTCTAATTGGAATCCATCGTTGATATACTTATCAGGGTCAAGAATTTTATCAACTTCGACATTGATAATATCACTCCAATATTCCTCTGACCGTCGCGCAAAATCAATCACAGACAATGAATAGGCTTTCTCAGATTTAGCGATGACTTCTGATAACGACAAGGACTCATCAAGTGCCAACTTTCGCATCGTATCCGTAGCCATCAATATTCTACGCCGTGTGGCTGTTCGTGCGACTAGCTCGGCATATACTTCTGCATGGATGGTATTCGGTACTTGGGTCACTAAATATGTTAGGTGCGCTTGCCCTCCAATTTCTTCTAATACATTTTGTGTTCTCAAATAGTCGGATAAGGTAAGATAGTCATAGGTTTGGAATTCTTTGAATAGGTTCTCCATTGCTCTGAATATATATGAGTGGCGAATTAAAAAATAATCCTCTGCCACAACACGACGGGCGATAATTGGGAAAATCTTAGGATCCATTAGCAAACAGCCCAGTAACGCCTCCTCCGATTCTTGCGTAAATGGGACTACTTCAAATTGAGTTGGTCTAATATGTTGCTCTGTAACGAGTTTGGGCTTTGTAGTTGCTAATGGATAGCTCATGAAAGTTTCGCTTCCAATTCATCAAATAATCTATCCATTTCAGGATCATCTATCTTTGGGGGCTTCTCTGATTCCACAACTAACCCAGTTGCCAATGTCCCCGTTCCTTGTATATTGGATTTAACCTGCACTTTGTTGGCAGGGTTTACCCCATTAACATCTGCAATCTCGGAGTTGTTCGCTTTCGCCTTTGCCCACCGTGCTAAGTTCTTATCGGTCTTATATATCTCGTCAGTGATTGTCCACTCTTGCTTGCGATAATAGGCTCGCAGGCGTTCTATGTATTGTTTCGCCTCACCGAGTACGAATCCCTCATCTAAAAATGCCTTGCGCGTTTGTCCTACCACCCGCCCCACTGCTTTTGACTTTAGCGACGTTTCATCATGCCCTAGAGCAAGTGCAATCTCATCAAACAGTCCATGCTTCGCCTTCGCAACTTGCACCAGCTTTTCATTCAGCACATCTAATTCAGCGCGGTCTCGTTTGGCTTTCATCGCGTCATTCTCTACGTTTGGCTTATCGAGTGCCGATTGTTCCGCCTGTGTATCTTCAAAGGATGTATCCACCATTGCCTCGGCTTTGCTATCACGCTCGGACTGGGGTTGTATCTCTGGTAATGATTCTTTCGATAACGCAACTGCTTTCTTGAGTACCAATAGTTGTTCACTATCATTAAACATGGACTTCCACTCATCCAGCTTCGGTGTACATCCTGTTTTCTTCAGTGCGTTCCACTCAAACGTTATCGCATATTGCAAATGGTCTTTGGTGTATCCCTGTTTTTCTGTAGTGGAATTTGCGCCGTCCGATTTGTCGGACAATGTAGTTTCTTTTTCTCTTATTAAAGAGTTCTTCTTAAAGGGTTCTTCTTTGGTATCATCTCGTGGTAGGGGGCTATTATTCTGCGGTAGGGGGCTATTATTCTGCGGTAGGGTCTGGAAGTGCGAAACATTACGTGGCATTAGGTCGCACACCACGACATCAGGGGGCTGGTTGATATTACCTCCCTCATCTGGCTTTTGAGTTACCTTTATGTATCCAAGTTCCTCTAACTCTTTCCGCGTGGATGTAATTTTGCTTTTACCCATATGAGTTTCTTTTGCCAGCGTCGCCAATGATTTGAATGTTGTACCACCGTCCCCACATGTCCGCTTGTAATTAGCGTAGAGGGCTAATTGATGTGGTTTTAGCTCAAGCAATGCGATATTCTCGATCATTGTAAAATACTTATTGCCTGACTCAGATGATATGTTCTGTCCGTCTTGTTTCTTACTCATGATAAAATGACTCCTATTCTTTTTGCGTATGTTGCGCTTGAGGGGCTTTAATGGTAGACTAAACACAACATACGGTATATATACCTGTTCTAGCCCCTCCGCCTTCTGTGATGATACACAGTGGGCGTTTTCTCTTTTAGATACACTTTAATTGTAACCGAGATCGCGCCACTGTGCAAGGAATCCATGCTCCATTTTTAGAGCATGTTTATTTCAGACACATTACTTGTCTGGGGTTTACGTGTCAATGAATTAGGTATGGCAGTAACCATCGCATTCATCTAATAAATCATCCATCGCTAATTGATTTCCTACTGCATTATTCAATGGCGTTGCAGACGCATGTAAGAATACGCGGTCTGATCCTGTAGCCCCTCGCTTTGTATTGATATGATTTTCGAGTTCGATGGCTTTATTAAACTCAGCAGGTTGATTCTTTTTAAGCTCGATCCATTCGTTGTGTTTGGTAAACGGGCAAAAATAACATGCGCTTTTGGGGACTTGTGGAAGGTTGAACTCTTTGGCTATTTTATGACAATCATTCCGATTCATACGATTATCAATTAGTGGATATTGGCGTTTTTTAAAGAATCCGATTTTTGACTTGCCTTGCATATCGTGCCAGTCTTCATCTCTCATTCGTCTAATTTCATCCAAAGATATACCCAACCCAACTATGCAATGAGTAGCGTCTTGTTGTTTAACCCATTTATCAACCACGCTTATTTTAAAATCATTGGTACAGGATCGGCTCCCCGGTGCTCCGTTGGAAGTTCTTGCAGGAATTGGTACGCTTAAAGGCGTTCTGTATATATATTTTACAAGTGTCTCAGGCTCACCAAATGTTGTTTTTTGCACTTCTATAAGGTTAATCCCGTATTTCTCGCATAACGGGCGTGTGACCTCATCCATATACGCTATAGTTTTTGGACTCTCCGAATCATTCCCGACATTGGCAAATATAAAAGCATCATAATTAACTAGCCCTTTGATTTGCATGAGTAGTACCGCATGACTTTGAACCCCTCCGCCAAAGCTAAATAATTTTAACGGATTATCTTCGGTATAATTCATATCTATAATTCTCCTATTCTATTGTGTTTTAGGAGTGGTCTGTGCTATACTGTGGTGACATATAAGCATATGCTTGCTAACCACTCCTGCGCCGTCTGTCTCAAAACAGTGGCGTTTTTCTCTTTTAGGTACACTTTAATTGTAACCGAGATCGCGCCACTGTGCAAGGAATTGTGGTATTAGCGTTTACTTATGGTCGGTATCCTCTGTCTCTTCAATCAATCCCGTACACCAAGCATACCCCTTCCCGTCTGGGGTTTTACATGCGTAACACCAATTTGTCAGATGTCCCAATGCCAAACCGTCAAAGGTTGTGCCTTCACATCCGTCTATATTCTTACTACCACATTTGGGGCAAACTGTTGGGTAAATATACTTTGGGAACGTCATAATGTTTTCCTATTCTATTCTATTGTCCGTAGGTTGCGTTGTGGGTGGGGTTTTGATATACTTGGAGGCAGATGAACAGTTAACTGTTTTTGCCCCACCCATCCTTGACTCGCTTGTTACTTGTCAGGGATTCACTTTTTTATATAGACATCTACCGCGTGTTACATGTTGTGCATAGGCTACCTCTCTACTAAATATGAATCTCAAAATGGTTTTTCTCTTTAGATACACTCTAATTGTATACGAGATCACCCCACTGTGCAAGAAACTAATACATTGACTTTAGATGACAGGCTCAATCAATATGTGTTAACTCACTGAATTTATATGGATAGGCGTAACTATCGTCTAACATCGCGTGTTCTTCACCAATTAATTCGGTGACATGATACGGTACACGGGATGAGTGACTGTTGATAGTTACATAATCCCCAACTTTGAATACATGCTCGTCAGCATCGTATTGATCTTGGATGGCTATGTTTAGATTCCGTGCATTGATTTCGTTACTCATGACACCATCCCACTAAAACTAATTTCGTAATTGCAACGTCTGCAAACCAGTGCCGTTCCTTGCCTTCCAGCTAATGCCATCGGTTGGATGTTATTGACATACTCAATTTTCATATGCCCCTCAATCCAACCATCACAACAGCGGCAATAATAGAAATTACGAAACGATAATTCAACTAGGTCTATTTCCTCAGCCGTTTTCTCTCTATTCCATTGGAGAATCTGAAAATTCCCCATTGGCAAGTCTTGCAAAACCTCTATGGCTTGGTCGGCATGTTTCTGTAGGTAACTAAATGGATGATTCATAACATTCTCCTATTCTGTTGGGGTATGTTTAGTCTAGCAACTCATGGTTGTTAATCATTGCTATCTCATCAAGGATAGTGTCTCGCTTTTGTTCCAACGGGACCATTTGATTACAATAGTCGCAAAACGTCCCCCCTAATGCAAAATGGTGATTGACCGCTGAAATACGTTTGTCCATCAGGTTTAGTTTTGACTTTAGTAATTTTAGCGTTTCTTGCTTACTCATGATTGTTCCTCAATCTCGTAGAATTTAATTCTATATGTTTTCCATCTTTCCAGCGGTTCGGCTAATACTGATAGCTCGATTTGTGGATAAGAACCGTCTTTGTTTGTCTTGTACCCATCACATTCAAAGACCTTAACCCATTTCGTTTTCGGCTCATTCCCGCGTATCGTTACGGCAATATAGCGACGTAACTCCTTAACCGTCATAAGATTAGCGGATGCGTGTTTAATCGCGTCTATGGCGACTGTAAACCCAAACTCAGTGTCATTTACAATAGGTGCTAGAGCTTTTAAGTGTGAATATTTTATCCACTCGTAGTCTGCCAGTAAATCCCAACGAATATCTGATTCCCATATTGCCGATATGCGGGCATAACTTTCTAGCGTGGCAACTTGCACCCCAACCATTTTAGCGAGTCGTTCTATGTGGTCACTCTCACCGCCTACCAAATTAATGACATCACCGATGAGCCACTGCCCCATTTCCGCCTGAGACAATAACCGCTCTATCACATTCTCGATTGCTTCTGGTTGGAAGTCGCCCGCGGATTTGATTTGTGTCATGATGTCGGTGTAATGTGTGGGCGCGTTACTCATTCGACTTCCTCTATCTCTATTGTGACTTGAAGTGTTCGCTCACCATCAGTGAGTTTAAATTTTATGTTTTTAACTGGCGCATCTACGAGTGAATCAAATAGATACTGGCTATCGAGCATGACAGCCCGCTCTAATAGGCTCACCGCACGAATAGCTAACAAATCGTATACCCTCAGCTGACCATACAATGAGACACCAGTTTTTTCTTCTGTAATGTGTGTCATGAGTTTTTCTTCTCCTCTACCACTTTCAAGACTATCTCCCGGATTTCTTTTTCATATTCGCCACAATATAGTAAGTCATACATTCAATGCTCCTCACATTACTTTGATGATAAATTTTAAGGTTGGAAATTTGTACTTGAACAGCTTTATCCGTAACCGTCCTGCAGGTGGAATGAAGGCTGTATTAGATCGTTTAGCACGGTTGTTTCGCCCTTTAACGTCCTCAACTATCACATCACCATTAGCTAAGTCGGTGTACTGGAAATCAGCCGTGTACGTAATGGCGCGAATCGTTTTGCCGTGATGCTTGAATGACGGCTGTAACTCAAATTTAGGGTGACATACCAAATGTGATATGTCCCCTGTCTGCTCCATAGACAACAATTGTAAATAGCGTTGTCCCTCAATCTGAGAGTCGAACACGATGCCGTTGAATGTTACTTTTCTTCCTCTACTCATAACGGTGGTTGGCTTCCTTATCTTTGCGGTTCATCAGATTAGCCGTCACAACTTTGAACCCATCGTTTACGGGATCAGTCCCAAATTCATCCGTATACAGTTTCATTGTATTTACAAGATGTTGGTAATTCGGATAGTATTTCTCAGATCGTAATGCCGGGTCTGCCTCTAACTTTTTGAGTAATTCCGTTTTCGCTTTGACTTCGTTATTGAGCGCGACCTGCTCATCGGTGAGTTGCGGTTGGGGGGCTGGCTCATGTTTAGGCTCAAAGTCTGGGCGGCTGACGTTAGGTTGGTTACTGCTAGGTGCGTCAATCTTCGGGTCATCGCTTGATGTCAACATAAAGGTTCTCATCAAAAAATACTTGTGGGCATAAGTTGACGCGGCACCGATACACTTATCTATTGTCATCATGCCGTTAGGTTTAGGCACGATTTGATACCACGTCGATTCAATTCGTTCCCCACTATCGGTATCAACTAGAATGAATGTAAAGCTAACCCAGTTTTGATTGTCCTGCATGTAATGCTCATTAAACTGGGGGATACACACCAAGTCATTTTTAGCCATTGCGGTTCGTACCGCAGCATACACGTCGTCAGAGGTATACCCCTGTTTGCCTTTGGATATTGTCTGAGTCGCATCATGTAAAATTACTTTAGCAATCTTTTGGTAGATATTTGATTCTGTCATGTCTTATCCCCTTCCTGATACCATTGGCTAGTGTCTACATTATAAAACCACCCGACTTCTCGGGCGCGGTCTTTAAAGAAGCTCTTTGAATTGGCTTGTAATGGATGAAGACCGATAGCATCCAATAACTTGCCCCACTTCGTATATCTGATTAACGTCTCAACCGCCTCTTGATGCGTTTGGTCAGTTTGTGCCAGATACAATTTCCAACGCAACTTGTTTGATTTTGCCATATTTCCCTCTTGCAAATTTAATTAAATTAATTATAGTATAGACATTGTTATAATGTAAATAGCTAATTTAGGAGACTGAGATGATAACACGCGAACCTGAGTATATCAACAAGACCTTTCACATCAACGTTTGGGATAAGGGACGGCAGGTAATGCCAACCTTCTACCTAGAACATATGGGGAATGACGACGAATATGCGCTAACACGGGCGTGGTGCGAATTAAAACAACAGATGGAAGCAAAGCACAACTTCAAACCCGAAACGCAAGAATGCCGTATCTATGACCCGCAGAAGGTGCTAGAGCGAGATAGCATAGAGGGTATCCATTATGAGATTATCGACAAGCCGTTGTATTGTAAGCTGAATGATCTTGAAGTCGGTGATGTGTTTCCAGATTGGCGATGGGTAGAGTACCAAACGGTATCCGATGGTAAAACATTCACATGCCGAACCCGACAAAGTTTTCGACACGTAATTGAGGAAGGGGATCCCTTATTAGGAAGGCATACCTTGGGATATTTTCGGTTTAATTTAGTCGGCGGTAAAAAATTTGACGCTTGGAAGCTACAGAAGGAAGCTGTTGCACAGTACAATAATTTTACGAACCAATGGTTATGGAAAGGATAAAACGTAATGGATACTAATAAGTTTGTCCAAGATAGACTCGTCGAAATTGCCAAATTAACCCAGCCCGAATTGAAAGCCTTTATCAAACAGCTATGTATGGAAATGGCATTCTCCACTGATGAGCGATATGCGACCTATACATTGATGCTGTGGGTAGCAATAGACGAACAGATTGAACGTATTTGCAATGGTAGTTATAAGGGGAAAGTATAATGACAGAACAAATCGAATTGACCGACGATATGCAAGTGATCTTCAACAAAGAAATTCACAAAGCACTGCAAGCACTGTTTGCGCTCAAACAAACCATGCCCCAAAGCGAGACCCTAGAGGGCGGTAAGCTGGACATCGCGACTAAGGCATGTTACGCGCTTCGTGATCAATATGACACAATTCCATTTTAGGGGGGGGATATGGGTGAACGACATCTTATTGACGAAATCATGAAATTGAAGTATCCCGCATGGGTAACAGGGATGACGGGTGATGAAATGATCGCACTGATAAGGAGAGACTGTGATGAAGGAAATTGTTCGTGACTACGGTTTAATCGGGTACATCGTTCTTTTGACCCTAGCGACAGTAATTGTGATTGCTTTAATCGCAATGGCGGGTGGGGATTGGGGTGAAACAGCCTATGAATATGAGCGTTTTCAAGCATGTATCGAGAAGGAATACGACAGGGACTTCTGTCTGACATTGGCTGGCTAACCAACCTAAAAGGGTGTCCTGAGATGGATACCTTTTTTTATGCCATCGAGTATTCCTCAAGCGTCACAATAGTATACATGCAGTCCACCTTCACCACGCTAGAATGTCGATACATCCCAACTATTGAGAGGATAATTAACCATGAATTTAACAGATAAACGAGATGTAAATATAGCAGTACCAGTAAGAGCCATAGATTGTCCATATTGTGGCAATACCGCGCGTTATACAGGTGATAGCGGTGCTAATTGGCTTAATTTTGAGTGTGATTGTGGTGATATTATTGCCTTGCAAGATTTTGACCGTAACGGGCAAATTGTAACGATTGCAAAATGTGATAATTGCGATGATTGACCGCCAAAACACTATGTTTTAGAATCGCCTCGGTAACTCGGGGCGTTTTCTATTTATAGCCTAACTCAAAAAAGAGCCACCCCACACATCCTAGGAGCGACTCTTTTTGATAAGATACTTAGTTCTATGTTAGTTTATGCGATTGACGATCATCTGTCAAGTTGCTGGGGATGGTGTCACGGCTCAACCCATGTAACAGGTCCACCGCTAGTCAATTGGGAGGCGTAACTTTGGTTACGGTATCGGCACGATAGCTATTAATTAGGCGCGCCAGTCCCACCAAGCTATCATCCAGCTTCGTCTTTGTTTTCTTTGCCAGACTATCCAACAGGTCAATCACGCGGTTCGCTTCTTTCACGGTCACATGTCGCTCAACCTTCAAGCCCGCAATGATAACAACTAATAGGTAAATCACCTGCATGATCTTGTCAAAGTTTTCAATTACACCGCTATAATCAGTCATACCGTTACGCTCCTATTATTCTATTTTATCTTTTTGCTTGGATTGTATCATCGCAATATGGATGAGCGTTAAGTTCAACTGTTTTTGGAATGCTTCCCGCTCGCTAGCCGTGGCACTATCCGATTGTTGTTTTATCCACTGCTGTTGTTTTCTCAACCGTCGATAGGCTTGCAACTCTTTCCCATTTGTATTCGGTTGTATCATTGCCATCGTTACACCTCGCTGACTGTAATTGTTATTGACCCACTGGCATAATTACCCAACCGACGATAAATGAATATCTCATATACACCCGCAACCGGACTCGCTAATGTCAAATCAGCCACCCCAGCCGACACCGCGTCTGTACCCGAAGCATACTCAACACCATCCAGCAAGACGATATACCCAACATCCGAATCACTAGCAATCATCACATCATTGCAACTCACAACTGGGTCAGCATCACCGTCTACCATCGCGGTTTTATCGGCAGTAACGCCAAGTCCATCATAATTATCAAGAATCGCATTCGCTATATCCTGATTCGATTGACTATCATCCAGTAAGTGAATCCGTGACGAACCACCCCCCACCGAGACACCACTGGTGGCAACACCCAGACCCTCACGCGCCACCAGATCCAATAGCTGAGTATTTGCGACTGCTTCAATTGATATGTCCATAATTTATATCTCCTTTGCCCAGAACTGTGGATGCACATCGTGTCCACCCGTACCGGCCCCTGCGTACAGTGTCGAAGTTCTTGAAGTCGCCGATTTCCACCGCAAATTAAATGTGTGGCTACCAGCAGCCAAATCCTCTATCATTATGACAAAAGATACATTCGTGACTGAATTCGTAGCACCTGTTGATTGGTGCATTGTAATACCATCATCACCAAACTCATCAACCGCATCAACCGAAACATTAAGCCACGGGCCCTCTGCATTCGTGCCATTCACACTGAGTGTTGCCGAAATTCCAATTAACACAACCGAATCTGCCTGTGTCGTCAGTGTTAGCGAAAAATTCGTACCATCGACATCAACAAATGACGTACTCGATGTCGTGTAATCACTGACCTCATCAGCCGTATATTCAGACGAATTATCGGCACGGTCTTTTAATGAGTTCTGATTATCCCTCATGTACGTGTTTAAGTCAGTCGAAGTCAACGGTTCAGCAGCCCATGTTTTAGGGGTTGTCCATGCCATATAATATTCTCCTAATATCCAATTAAATCGTTGCTGTCAATCGAGCTTGTGTCAATTATAAAATACGGTGTCGTGTCGTTTGAGCGTAGATACCATGTAATGCTATACCGATCATAGGCAATGTCATATTGATGGAACTCCCCCAACACCACATATTCGGTATTGTGAACTGACCATGAGTCCTGAATCTGAACCACATCCCCAATGGTTACGTCCATCACATCCGCGAAATTATCGTCCGTAATAATAAACGTCACCGACTCTATCACCCGGCGCATCGTCTTATGGCGTAAAACCAGAAAATCGACGACACTCTGAGCAAACTCCCCATCTGTGATATAGTCACCCCGCAAATCAGGCAAGGGAAGCCAATTGTAGGTAATCATGCTTGTACCATTTTGTGCTGTGGCTATTTCGGGTTGATATGTTGTAATGGGAACACCCCGAACTTTTGCCAGTTCGATTGTCACATTGTCGCCTGTACTGTTATGAAAGAAGAGCGTCCCACCTGATGCGTTTAAATCAGCCGATTTGAACACAAAGTTTGTCACATCCACAGAATCGCTATTGGTGACGATAATGTCAGTAGACTTCACGGGTTCAACGACCGTCAAGGCTGTGATTTTTGTAGCTGGGTTATCGGGGTCTGTATACCGAATTCCCAATTCTTTTTTTCTTCCATTTGCAATTGTAATCGGCACACCGTCAGACGAAAACAGCAACGCATCAGAATCCCCTATGCTACGAGGTGAATAGTGCAACCGCGCTTCATTATAGACAGGCGTAGATACAGGTGGCGCACTCACATAATCCCCACCTGATAGCGATAATGCCACCGTCTGTAACCTGTCATGATACCGATTATGAAAATGAAACTTAACATCACGCGGTTGATAGAAGAATCGACCAAACGCCTCAGCCATGCACATCCCAGCAATGAACAGTTGTGCCTTCTGAACACTCAAACCCTTACGATCCTCATGTAAAACATCCCCAACATAAGCTAATGTGCTGTACCCCGTCTCGAAGTCAATTAACCCACTTACATCCGTTGACGGGTCGAATATATTAACCGTGCTATCTATATCATGACCATCAATGAAGAAAAAACCCGAGGTATACGGCAATACTAAATGCCCAGTTCCCATCATCGTTGTCAGTGCCACATCAGTCGTAACTGACTCAGCTACATCAGGCTCATAATTCAGCCGTTGCACCCGTGGCATCGCACAGACACACGAAATTACAACGACTTGTTGACCAAATTCACCGAGAGCTTCTTTGATCGACTTCGCAAAATAGGTGAAGTTATACGACAACCCATTATCCGACACGGTGATCCGAACCATAATTCCGCTATGGATCAAGTTATAAAATTGTGCCGTTGTATTCTCAAATGCCAATTGCCCGTCTTTATTATCCAATACGAGTTGCATCTGGTTCACAGGGGCAACATGTGCCGCGACATTGCTTTCTACTTGCCCGACATTTGTCCAGCCTGACGTAAATGTCCATGAATCGCGGACGCGCGCGGTCACATCGGAGAGTGGATGACTAAATAGCTCATCACGGTTTAAGTCAATCAATACCTGAATATTCATTATTCGGGTTGTGACCCCCCGTTATTATTGACAATCTCAGTCATATCGTCCTGCAATAGTTTTTTAGCTTCTGGACTATCATAAACCAACTTCACTCTGATATTAATCTGCCCGCTGTAATCTTTTCCTGCCACTTCATCCAGCATCCCACCTAATTCGTCGGTTAACTCAATCCCATCGTAAACGGTTGAGTTAAACTGATCCATACTCATCACATCAAGGTTCCCGCTAATTGTTTGGACGGAAGTGTCCATCTCGGTAAGGATCCCTTGAGAATCACTAAGCGTTTGCGTAAGGTCTGTCCCTTGCCCGCCCCCCCCATACATTCCCATTTCATTCATTGGGGGTGCAACACCTGTTCCAATTAGCCCACCTCCACCGCCACCGGCATAACTACCCGGTTGCAAATAGCCGTTGTCATCGCGTAGATAATTGTAATCCTGCCACTTTCCACCATACCGCCCAGCGAGTGTATAATTATTATCGCCCGGCATAATTTCAATACCTGAGCCACCACCACCTGTTTGAGCGAACCCAGCATCCCGCCGTGCATTTTCTAATATCTCTTGCTCCGATAGCCCTGCTTGCTGTCCTGACTCAACCGCTTTCAGGATACCTTCCGCAGCAGACACCGCAACATCTTCGCCATACTGTTCGGCAATATCGGCAATCAATGGGGTAAATTCATCCTCAAAGGCTGATGACAAATCAGTTGTGCGCCCACTTTTTCGATCCATAGCTTCTTTGAACTTGTCTTTCGTATCGCCCTCCTCGAATCCGCCAAGGAACATGTCCCCAGCTTCACCGAGTCGCCCACCTGATGTTTGCCCCAACATGCCTGATAGGCTCATGTTATCAAAGGCTTCTTTCGCACGTTCCGCTTGTTCAGCGATACCTTTTGCACCCTCTAACATTGCGTCCATACGTTCCACTTGGACTTCACGAATAAACGGATCTTCTTTGAGGTCTTCAGCTAATAATTTAAGTTTTTCATAGCCATTGATAGCTTCATTAATGGAGTCAGGTTGCATCCACCCTAAATTCCCTTGTCCTAAATATGAGGATGACTGGATATCACTATAGACCCCACCGAACTGACCATAAGATAAATCTGTTTGTTGTTGTGCGATAGCCTGTTGAGACGCGGCTAAATCAAACGCAAATGTCCCCGTTGATGTACTAGAGATGCCCGGTTGAATATTCATCGCAGTCGATGTTTCCCCAAGCGTAGGGGCTAATCCCATTTTGAGACGTTCCGCTTCCAGTTGTAATTCAAAGGCGCGCCCCAGCATCGAGGTTTCAATCTCATGGTCAACAGCCTTCTCTAGGGCTTCTCCAAATTCTGCAGGTGACTCTACCGCGATAATGAACATCTCCGCAAGTTGCGCCCCTGCTTCAAACGCACCTGATGTTACGCCTGCTAACTTAGTTATCAAGTTATCAAGCCGTGTCCCCAAACGATTCATTGAGGTTTCACTAACATCCGCTGCATCACCCAACCGTTCCAACGTATCAGCACCCTGTTCAAGCACCGTCATTTTGAAGGCTTCCGATCTATTTAGGGCTTCGCCTGATGCTAATAACTCATCCATTCGGGTTTTGGCTTTGCCCGAAGACATGCCAAACGAATCGAGCCTCAAGACACTATTATTCGCAAGCATCATTGAGAAGTTATCTATGGCATCCGTTGCACTATCGGTGGGCTTTTTGAGTTTGATTGCCAATTCCATTAATCGGTTCATCTCATCTGCAGAGTCCGCTAACCCCATTTTCATCATCTGGTTAGCACCACTTTGCAAGGTCATATCGTCAACCACTTTACCCGTGGTTTCCCTCAATTGGCTTAATAACTGGTTCGCCCCGCCAAATTCAGTCGCCAAATTCTGGAAGATTAACCCAGTCCCACGCGCTTCAACCCCCAGCGCGTTAAGTTGCCCGGCATACTGGATGATTTTAAATCCGGCAAAGGCTGTACCAAGGGCCTGTATATTGTCTCCTAAACCCTTAAGACTCCCCATTGCGCCTGAGTTGCCCTGCATCTCTTTTGACCTTTTTTGGGTCTTGAGAAGTTCCGTGTTTAACTTTTTAAACGCAGGGGTCGCCGCATCATTTGCCGATATTGTAAAGGTGAGCCGTTCATTCGATGCCATAGTGAGTCCGCCTAATATCCAAATAACGCCAATGAAAAATGCAACGGTTAAGTTTCGCATATCTACCCATAGAGTGACTGCATAATGGTTGCGTAGGCTTCCGGGCTTAATTTTTCTTTGTCAACCATCGAGTCTAATATACCTTTTAGCGTCTTGACCCGCTCTTGCTCGTACTGGAATAGAATCTTTTTTTCCCACTCAGGCAACGCTAGAAAGTCGCTAATCGTCATCTGTTTCTGATGAACTACCCGTAATAGCTTCAGCTTCCATGCGTTGAAATCGGGCAGTCGCTTCCTCAGAACTCACTTTCTTACCAAAGGCGCGCGTTCGAATCCCATTTAATAGCGTCCACACCATCGACGAATCAATATTCAAAAGGATTTCTGCTTTAGCTTCTAATGTAGACGGTGTTTTCCCGCCCCACTCAATCCCCTCACCGCCTTCTAACGACACGACGACACGCATAACATTTCGTGTTATTTCAGCTTGCGCGTCAATTAACCGCTGACCCGCCAAATCATGGATCAACTTTTTGGGGTTGTCGGGGTCTTTAATCTTCGGGGCTTCATCTACCACGACTGTTAATCCAATTTCATTCCACTCCGTATAGGTCAATGCTTTCAATTCATACGTCGCTATCATTGCACCGTCGTCACCTAAAATGTCTAGGTGAAAGGTATTATCCGTGTAATCGTTAACTTTAAATGCCATCTTGCCACCTTTTGGGTTGCAGAGGCGGTACAATCTATACCGCACCACCTCTAGTTATGTTAAGTTGTCAAACCGGTATTGTTAATATCAATCAATAGCGTGGTTGTCGCTGTGGCAATTCCCACCCGACTGATATATTTACCGCTGGTTACATCTGCTAATGGAGCAGTTGCCCCAGCCGTGCCACTCAGGTAATAGGTCGTTTTGGCAGTCAGACCGCCTCCAACCGTTACCGTCGCTCCATCTACCGCAATAAGCACAAATTCACCGCTGGCGGCCGCATGTAATGCCATCCCCAGCACAACTGCACTCGCAACAGCATCGTTGTCCGCTGCTTTGACCTTGTTATTATCCGCCGTGTCACGGTACACCCAATCATGTTTGGCAATCGTCCCCCCCGCAACTTCGGTGATGGTCTTTGCCTTACTGCCCGGTGTCGATACGCCACTGAATGTTATATCAGCCATATCGTCCCCCTACGCAATCGTAGACGCTGTAATTGCGCCGTCTACGTTCAAGGTCAGGGATAGTTTTTCAGGATCACCTGCCCCCGCCGTTTTTTGGTTCAAATCAGCATTCCCGCCAAGCCGAACTTCAAAGTCATATTGCGTTGACCCACTGGTTGCATCAGGGACTTGAAGGCGAATAGACCGCGCTCCACCCTTTGCCGTGGCATGTAACATCCACGCCCGAACAATTCCCGCCAGCTCGGTAGCAGTTGTATCGTTGAGATACGATAATGTCAACGTGCCACCCACGCCACCTTCAAGGGCTTTCGCCCAGCGGTTGCTCATCGTGTGAAAGGTTGACCCATTGATATTGAGAGCTAATTGCCAGCTATCAACATCTGTTGAATAGTCTTGTAACGCATCGCTTGCATTGTCAATTTGAATAACGCCTTCATCAGCTACGACAACAGCCATTAGTCATTCCCTTCCGTCGCCGTTTTAGGCAACGCTAATTTCTTCTTTTTGGTTTTGATTACGCCAAACTCAACCAGACGTGCGTAATCATCATGCTCGTTGTCCACAGACTCTAGCGCATACCCTAGCAAGAAATTAATCTCGCGTTGGGTCTTGCCAGCAAGGTAGGACGGTCTCAACAAAATCGGGGGGGGAGCTTGCCGTAGATTGGCTTGTGCGTCACCCGTACTGATTTCTTGAATCCCATCATCCGCATTGTATGTCCCCTCATTAGAGACAAACGCTCCTGCAGGCACTCGTTCTTGTGACCCGCTATGGACAAGGTTTGTAATTACTTTATAAATTGTCATTCCACAATTTCCTTTACGGTTAACATCATTAGAACACCGTAGTATTCATTTTTAGAGCCTTCAGGAAACACAAACTGATTCCATTCATAGTCAATCGACTCAATCGTTACCTGTTTCAGCCCTAATTTTAGTTGTGCTTTGAATTGCGTTATATAATTCCCGACATATGTCACCAACTCAGGCAACGATGCTTGTAACGTTGATCCATTTTTGATAGGTGCAAATAGCATCAAGTCCGCTAATTCCCACCGCACGACCACCCCACCACCGAGCGTAACAGCAACCATATCGCCATCGTTATCGCCCGTTTGCATCGGGAAAACTACCCGCGCGGGTGTTCCTTTTACGGAGTTGCTTGCATTATCCAAGCTATAAACCTTTGGGGTTTTACTCAGTGTATTGACGCTTACATTGCCGATCGCGTCAATGATCTGCGTGATTTGACTCATAACCACGCCACCGCCCGTGTGTAGTGTTTCAACAGTTTGCACACATCACTGGGGAAATCCTTATCGTCGCTTTGATCCTCTTGGCGCAACCAATGCAAAATCAGCATGATGCACGCCAGCTTTACATCGCTACTTGGATTTTCACTATAGCCCCAATTCCCAACAACTGAAATTGCATCTTCGGGCGATGTGCTATATTCCCACACGTCCGTTGTATCCGTTTTCAACTGTATCCCATAGATCGGTGTGCTATTGCGGGGCAACGTTACATATTTAGTTGACGCGATAACCGTTTCATCAGCGTCCCCATTCGTGATGACGAGTGACGTGGTGTTTGCCAGCCACTCATCAAAATAGAGGATGCTCCCATCGACATTAGCAATCGCGTCAAACTTACGGGTAGATGTACTCGTAAGTTCAAATACATTACCCGTGTCCGACTCAATCGCAGACTCTGCCCGAGCGATAAGCGAAGATATTTCAGCCCCCAGCGCATCATTGGAATCCATGCCCCCGTGCTGTAAAACCTCTGCCTTCGTCACGTAAGCCATTGGTTACGCTACGATCTCTACAACGCTAGCGAGGTCGTGGCTTGTTACATTGCTGTAATCACGGCGCAACCCAATAGCGACCAAACTACAATCACTGGTTGCTGTACCGATTGTGAATGTACCCTCAATGAAGTTTAGACCCTGCGCCGCGCATTCTTCCGCGCTAACCTCAAGGATCACTTGGTCATCGTCATTGGTTGCCTTCACCAATTGCGTGATACTTTTACCTGTGACGGCGGTTGCGTGTGATCCTGCATTCGTGGACGCGCCACCTTTGATAGCAAGATCAAGTGTTGCCGATGTTCCTAGAATGCCTGTTTGCACGATGAACATTACCCGCGACCATTTACTCATATCAATCTCATCAGTAATCAGTGCCGCGGCGGTATTTGCATCTGGGTCAATTGTCGCAACAATACCCAGCATTTCAGATAATCTTATATTCGTAGTCATATCATATTCTCCTAGACTAATCGTCCATCTTGACGAATGGGGAAACGGTGTATGCTGAACCAGGGCCAGCCAAGGTAATTTCACTATTAAGCCATGGTTTTCCATCAATGCGCGCTCCATAACGCCATACATCATTCCCATTGGTGAAGTCGGCATGCTCACTATAGTCAATGTACATTCCACCCAGTTCAAACAGGATGTAAGATGCCAATTCAGCCAGTAACAATGCACCACTTGAATTAGCTTGTGCTAGGTGTTCACTAAAGATGATTGGACGACCATCAAGCACCATTGTCGGTCCTTGCGATACATTCGTATTCCAGACCGACCCCCCTGTTCCTGTTTCCAGCGCATAGATGTCTGGTAACATAGACCGGTGCATCAACCATGCACCACCGCTAATCTGATTGTCATCAGTTTGGGAAAACATGGGTTTAAATCGACTTATCATTTCAGACATATCAGCCAATACAAACGAATCGGAGGTATCAACCGTGAGGCTAATCAAACAATCTCCATTCAAAATCCCGAGAGGTTGCGATGCGCCGGACCCTAGAAGGATCAACCGTTCAATTTTTTCAGTTTGACCGCGGGTAATCAAGTTACGCAATAGTGACTCCATACCAGCAACTTCTTGAGTCAATTCACAGCTCACTTTGACGTGGCCACTCGCAGCATCGGAAACGTTAAATAGAATTTGGTCAAAATTTGCGGTTTCTTCGGTGTATGCACCACCTTCAGCGCGCACGTTAGTTCCTACACCTGATTGTTCCGCAGATTCACCCCCCCCAGCCGTTGGGGCTGTTGCTAAGTCAAGGCTCGGGAAACGTCCCGATCGTACTGAGACCTGTTGACGTGTCACCCCATTTACAATCGGGCTACTCCGCATAATGGCGTTAAGGAATTGGTCCCCAAATTCTTCAGGAATCAAATACCCCCCAAGACCACCGCTATCACCTGATTGAGCTTTCATATGGGTCGACCCATAAACCGATGTAAGCCGGACATCATCTTTGCGCTTAACCGCCATTAGCCAATCACCAAATGACTTGACATCTTTATCAGCCGTGCCACCATCGGCGGTAAAATAGCCACTTTTACGAATCGTTGGGCTGTCTTCCATCTGTTGCAACAGCTTGCCGATTGCATCCGACATGCCCTTGACTTCGCCTCGATATTCTGAGAGTTTGCCGTCAAGGCTTTTCATTCCTGCTTGCACTTTACCATCAATGATCTGATTTAACTGATCGTTGTCAGACTGTGCAGGCGTTTTCTTTTGAGTGTCATCACTCATGTTATCACCTCTAAAACTTATTTGAGTAGAATGTGTATCGTCGCTCGTGTGTGTATCACCGTTTGAACCCTTTGCTTGCACAGCCTCTGGCTCGTCTAAGTTCGTCGCATCACTCGCGTTTAATACCGTATTAATCGGCAACATCTCGATTGTTTTATATGTCGCCTTGTTTCGATAATCCGCTGGGGTATGAGTTAAACTTGCATCGCTCCCCAGACTCCATTTTGTAATTTCATAGATACCGCTTTTGATTTCGTGCTTCTCCACTAAGTGAGACGGAACACCGCTGGACCAACCCACCGACTTTCCCCTAGATTGACGCTGTTCCATCAAGTCAATCACCATCGCGTCATATTCGTTGGCTTCATCCAACAAGCCCTGAATCCACACGCTTTTATCCTTAATGGACAATTCCGCCTTGATGCCATGGTTGAGTTTGTGAGTCTTTAGCACAGGGTCAAGCCCGTGGTTAAAATACATCGTGGCTTTACCCGTCCCGCCATCAAGATCAAAATCGGTAGCCTTTGTGAAGTAGTCTCCTACGAAATCTGCTTCATCGGGCGACCCGAACAGAACAAGATGCCCCTCGACAACCCGTTTCCCATCAACAGAATCGTGCATCTTCACTTCACTACCCAGTGTAATTAAATTTGGCATGGTTTTGTCTCCACTATGATATACTTCGCTTAATCTCATTGGCAACAATCTCCCCAATCCGCCGACGTTCTCGGTTTGATACGGACCGGATGGAATGCTTGCCCCACACGCGCTTAAAATAGGGATTCCCACGTTGGCTACCTTGTACGTCGTCTAAATATTCGGTGTTATTCCCTAATGTTTGAGTCAGCCCACCATGACTGGCTTTAGATGCCCATCCAGTCCGTAGTCGGTTGGTTCGTTTGTAACGAGAGCTTGACGGTTGGTGCGGGTATTCTTGTAGTTTGCCCTTTGCATAAACAATCGCAACTGCTAACCCGCGCTTCAACCCTTTTAATTTAACCAGAGCTTGTGCGATGCTTACGGATTTTCCCATGTCTGCCTTGATGTTAATCTTCATAGTATAGGGTTCTCGTAATCGTATCGGACACCACACCTACATCGGGTATGCGCGGGCGGGTTATCGTATTGTCTGCCTGATGACGGGTTCACAAAATAAGCATTAAACCCGATTCCTTCAGCTTTTACACCGTCCAACGGTTCACATACAGGACATACATTCGCATCCCGCACGGTTAACCACACCTTCCGCAACAGCACGCCTTCTTTGGTCAATTCATCGACAACTAACCTCTCACCTTGAACCGCGGCGCGGGTTACTTCCGTGATCGCGATTTCTTCAGCTTTAGCCGGTCCATAGATGCGCCCGACTCGCTCAAATAACCCGTCACGGTCAATCTTATTTTCTAAATAGTCACCAATGAATCTCCCCATATGCCGTCTGCGGGTATCAATTAGACCATTCGATAATTGGCTACTATAGGTCCGTGCCCACTCAATCGCTCGCTCATTTGCCAAGTCAACCGACACCCCTGTAAAATTAACCTCCGTTGCCATATTGCCAATCGACTCAATAAACACGGTTTCCAGTTGGGGGGTTAACGTGGTCTGAAAATCAACTAGGATTTCACGCCATACGTCGTCTGTAAAATTCGATAGGGCTGGGGGGTCGCCAATTAGCTTCAATAGTTTGCGCCGTGTCCTTCCATTGAGCTTGCCCACCGCTTCCGCCATGCGTTGCTCTAATGCGTCACGATTCGATAAGACAGGCATTAATACTCCTCATTATCGTGATGGTGGTCAGACAGACTGACCGCATGTTGGAAGATCGTCGGGATATCGCCTTTATAATCAACCTCCGCCAAATGCCCACGAATCGCAGATGCTAATGTTGGTGGGATTAAATTACTCTCAAAGTCAACCTCCGCATTCCCCTGTCTCCGATAGGCTTTGGTCGCCTTACGTTCCCACATATCCAAATGGGTTGCAATCGACTCAACCGACTTAAATGTGCGGACTTCAACCATATCCGTTTCCCCATTCGTCGATACAATTGGGGTCTCGCTAATGACCATCTCGGGTTCAGGACTCGGGAGCGACAACCTAACAACCCCCCATTGCTCATCCGTCAAGTCATACCCTAGTATCTCCATCGCTGTGACCAACGGAATACCTGATACAACCAAACTCGCTAACGAGCTTGACCGGTCCGCCTCATCCGTCTGGAATACATCCATCTGTTGCTCAAGGAACTTTAATTCGCCCGGTATCTTATTCATGGCGAAATAGGGGTTGAGCATGTCCTCAATCCGTCG